AGACGTTCCGTGAGGCCATTGTCGCTCGGTACGAGAACACGCGCCTCGGTCGTCAGGAGCTCTCGGCTGAAATCCTCGACGATAACCCGAACGCTTTGTTCCATCAGCCGCTCATCGACGTGGCGCGCAAGAAGCTTGCCGACGTGCCCGAAGACCTGCAGATGACTGTGGTAGCAGTCGACCCACCTGCCACCGGCAACGCCAACTCGGACGAGTGCGGTATCATCGTCGCCAGCCGCGACATCCCGAACACCAACCACGCTCACTTCTACATCCATGGCGATCACACGGTGCAAGGCCGGTCTCCGGAAGGCTGGGCAGCGCAAGCCGTGTCCGCTTACTACAAGCACGAGGCGAATGCCATCGTGGCCGAGGTGAACAACGGTGGCGACATGGTCGAGAGCGTTATCCATGGCGTCGATCCCACAGTAAAAGTCATCAAGGTCCGCGCATCGAAGGGCAAGTGGATACGTGCTGAACCCATCGCCGGCCTGTATGAGCAGGGGCGTGTGCATCATGTCGGCTCGTTCAGTGACCTCGAAGACCAGATGTGCGACTTCGATCCGTCGGGCACCGTCGAGGGCAAATCACCCGACAGGATGGACGCTCTCGTGTGGGCATTGGCCGAGCTATCGAACCGAAAGCAGGCGGAACCACGCTTGCGCAACCTCTAATATACGTTACGCACGTAATGTAAGCCACAAAAAGGTTGACGGCCGAAGCCGCGGTGTGATATGTTGGCAACAATCAGCTGACTTATCCACCGCGGAGGCATTTCAATGCAGGAACGGATGACAAAGGCCTCCAAAACAGGCCGTGCAATCTACATGCAGACCATGGGACGGCCGAAATGGACGCCCCGACAGTTCGACAAACTCGCCAAAGAGAGCTACGAGATGAATGCGGTGTCCTACCGCTGTGTTCGTCTCATCGCTGAGGCCGCTGCGGCGATGCCTTTCCTCGTTCGCGAGGGAGGCAAGGAGATGGAAACCCACCCCTTCCTCGATCTGATGAAACGGCCCAACCCGTTCGAGTCGCGCCAGGAGCTTCCGACGCGGCTTTATTCGTTCTTGCTGCTCGCCGGCAACTCCTACGTCGAACCCAACATCCTCGACAAGGAGATCAGGGAGCTGTTCATCCTGCGGCCCGACCGCATGACCATCACTCCGGGCGTCAGAGGATACCCCATCAAGTACACCTACACCGTAGGCAACCAGAAGGTCGAGTTCCCGATCACGGTACGCGCCGGCGGTCAGCTCCCCATTCTCCATATCAAGGAGTTTCACCCAACGGACGATCAATATGGTCTGTCTCCGGTTGAACCGGCGGCATACTCCATCGACGTCCACAATCAGTCCAACGTCTTCAGCAAAGCGCTTCTCGACAATATGGCTCGACCTTCGGGGGCTCTCGTATACTCTGGCGGGGAGTCGGGAACCGAGGCGCTCAGCGATGAACAGTTCACGCGACTGAAGACGGAGCTGGAGGAGAAGTACCAGGGGGCGAAGAATGCTGGCAGGCCCCTGCTGCTCGAGGGAGGCTTGGACTGGAAGGAGATGTCCCTCGCGCCGAAAGACATGGAGTACACGGAAGCCAAAAACCAATCGGCCCGTGACATCGCTCTGTCTTTCGGTGTCCCTCCCCAACTTCTCGGCATCCCGGGCGACAACACCTACACCAACTACAGCCAGGCCGTTCGCGCCCTGTACCGGCAGACCGTCATCCCGCTCGTCATGCACGTCTGCGGTGACTTCACCAACTTCTTCGCACCTACCTACGGCGATGACTTCGAAGTCATCACCGACCTCGATAGCCTCGAGGCACTCGCCGATGAACGTGAAGCACTGTGGAAACGGGTCGAGTCCTCGACTGTCCTGACGCTCGACGAGAAGCGTGAAGCTATGGGCTATGACAAGGCGAAGGACCGCAAGGTCGGTGAAGCGATTTGGGCACCGATGAACGAGATGCCCCGCAACGCCGACAAACCCGATCCCGGCGACGGCAAAGAACCCGCGTCTGATGACCCGTTCGCTGATGACCCGAACAACGGTAACAACGGGGACGCCTGATGCTTCGCGAGCAGCACGTTATATCGAGCCAGTTGCTGATTGCGCACGAACAGCGCATGTTCCAGCGCGTTTATGCGTTGAACGCAGCGCTGGCTCGTCATATCGACGCTCGCTGGACGTCCCAGATGAACTCGTCAGCGCATATGATGATCTACCTCGCGCTCGACGTATGGCGCAGCGATCTTGAAGACTTGCTCTTCAGGTTCCACGAGGACATCATGCGAGACGGGATGATGCACGTCATCCGCCTCATGGGTCAGAAGAATGAACAACTCGAGTTCCTCCTCAACTTCATCCGTCCCGAACTGCGCCGATATTCGGAGCAACGGGCAGAGCTGATCGAGGCGTTCTTGCGCCAACGGATCAGTGCCGAATTGGCATCAGGCGAAACGCCGATGCAAGTACGCCAGAACATCGTCCGTATCTTGACAACCCAGAACTATGCACTCCGGATTGCAAGGTCGGAAGCACATACCGCGCTCGAACGAGGAGCGTGGGAGGCCGCTAACAGCCTGGGAGTTCGTGTCACCAAGGAATGGGTATCACGGGAAGACTCACTCGTCAGGTTTGCTCATGCCGCGGCCCATGGGCAGAAGCGAGAGATAGATCAGGACTTCCTCGTAGGAGGTGAGCTCATGATGTATCCAGGAGACCCGAAGGCATCGGCAAAGAATAACGCCAATTGCCGTTGTACTGTGAACTACAGGCTAGGAGGCTGAGGAATTGACCCACATGGATGCACAGACAAAGAAGACTACAATTCGTGCGATGGCCGATTTTGGCAAAGTGCTTGCCGCCATCATTACTTCAACCGCAGTCGTCGGCACTGCAGTCATCTGGTTCACGCTACCGCGTATCACGGAATGGATGGCAACAGTCGCAACGCAGGCCGTCGACCAATACGTCGCGCAGACGCAAGACAATGCCACGACGCTTCTCGATGTCACGCGACAGGTCAGCGTCCTGGTTGATCGGGTCGACCGACTGCAGGCTGACCCCAGTGCCATCCGGAGTGATGTACTCGAGTTTGAGGACTTCGGCAACACAGTGACGAACGGACAGGCGGGAGACCGCGTTCGTATCACGTGGCGTTTCCGCAAGCTGCAGCAATGCGGCGCACCGACAGTGGATGTATTCTTCCGCAATGGTGGTGATGTCACCCATCGTTTCGAGAACGTGTCCATCGTCAATGACAATGGCGAAGGCGTCGACTCTCCTGTCAACCCGAGCCTGGTGCAAACTCTTACCTACAGCGCGGTCATACCCGATGACCAAGAGGTCGAGCCCGGTCGCGCATATGCGTGGGTTACGTTGAGATACGCCGCATGTCCGCTCGCGCCTCCGTCAATATCGCCGGAGGTGCCCTTCAGGATACTGCCTCCCCCACAATGAAGTTGCCAAACCCGCAGGTTTGGTATATGATACGCCCATGAAAGGAAACTCGCTCATGACCACGAACACGGAAAAGAAGTTCGTCCCTCTCGACCTCAAGGAGGTATCCGACGAGGGCGTGTTTGAGGGCTACGCTTCGAAGTTCGGTGACCGCGATCAAGGCGGTGACACGGTCTTGAAGGGTGCCTTTTCAAACTCACTCCGCCAGCGCAAGGCAAAGAACGTCAAGATGCTCTGGCAGCATGATCCCTCCTATCCCATCGGGATTTGGGAGGAGATGTCCGAAGATGCGACCGGCCTTTATGTCAAGGGCCGCTTGCTCACCTCCGTCTCCAAGGCGAAGGAAACCTACGAACTCATGAAGGCCGGTATCATCGACGGCCTCTCAATCGGTTACCGCACGATCAAGGCTCTTCGCGACGACGCCACTGGCACTCGTCAACTGAAGGAACTCGATCTGTGGGAAATCTCGCTTGTCACGTTCCCCATGCTGCAGTCGGCCACGGTCACTTCGGTCAAGGGGGAGTGGAACAAGCGCGATGTCGAGCGTGTACTGCGAGATGCAGGCATGCCGAATGCGATGGCTGTCAAGCTTATCGCCGGGGGCTGGAATGCCGCCAACACCTCCGACGGACAGGGCGATCCTGACGACGGGCTTAGCAATGTGATGGACGAGCTCCGTCGCATGAATGAAACCCTGCAAAGGAGACTGACATGAAAGATCTCATGCACCCCTGCGCCGGTGGTCCGCTCGAAGTGAAGGACGCATCCGGTGGCAACGGCAACGACGACAACAAGGCGCCGGACACCGTTGAAATCAAGAAGGGCCTCGACGCCTTCTCCAAGACTCTCGACGCCTTCATGAAGAAGACGGACGACGAGCTGAAGGAGATGAAGAAGTCCTCCGACGGCAAGACCGCCGACGTGGTCACCAAGGACGAGGTGAAGAAGCTCACCGATGCCCTGGAAGAGCAGAAGAAGCTGGTCGACGCGCTGCGCCTGGAAAACAACCGTCCGATCATGACGGCCAACGACGGCACCAAGCAGCAGATGACCGACGAACAGATCGAGCACAAGAAGGCGTTCGATGCCTGGTTCCGCAAGGACGTCGGTGAAGACCAGCTGGCCGAGCTGCAGAAGAAGGCGCTCTCGGTCGGCACCGATCCCGACGGTGGCTACACCGTTCCGGTGCAGATGGAAGCGGCAATCGACCGCGTCATCACGGAAATCTCCGAGATGCGGAACATCGCCCGTGTCGTCCAGGTGTCCACGGCTTCCTACAAGAAGCGCGTGTCCCTCGGCGGTGCGACTTCCGGCTGGGTGGGTGAACAGGCCTCGCGCCCGAACACCGATACCCCGACGCTGGATGTGCTCGAGTACCCGGTGATGGAGCTCTACGCCAACCCGGCGGCGACGCAGTCCATCCTCGATGACTCGGCCATCAACATCGACCAGTGGCTCGCCGACGAGGTTGCCATCGAGTTCGCTCAGCAGGAAGGTGCTGCCTTCGTCAACGGCAATGGCGCTGCGAAACCTCGCGGCTTCACGACCTACGACAAGGTGGACAACGACAGCTGGACCTGGGGCAAGCACGGTCGCGTCATCACCGGCGTCGATGGTGACTGGGCCGACAGCTCGTCCGATCCGGGCGCCGAGACCACGAACATCGTGGACCTCGTCTACGCCCTGAAACCGGTCTTCCGCCGGAACGCTCGCTTCACCATGAACCGCAAGACGGTCTCGAACGTGATGAAGCTGCGTGACGCCGACGGCCGGCAGCTGTGGTCCTCGGGCCTGCGTGATGGTCAGCCCGACCGTCTCATGGGCTACCCGATCTACGAGATGGAAGACATGCCGGACATCGCGTCCGACACCTACCCCATCGCGTTCGGGGACTTCCAGCGTGGTTACCTGATCGTTGACCGCATCGGCGTTCGCGTCCTGCGCGATCCGTTCTCGGCCAAGCCCTACATCCAGTTCTACACGACCAAGCGTGTGGGTGGCGGGGCTGACCACTACGACGCGATCAAGTTCCTGCAGTTCGCGGACTGATCGTAACCACCGGGCGAGGCGAATGAGCGCCTCGTCTACCTTAACCGTTCACTGAAGGAGATACCCAATGAAACGGGACCTGATGAACAACATCCACCCGGTGGTTGCAATCGCACCCTTCGTGGCTACGGATGGTACTGTGGCAGTTTCGGCTGCCATCGACGTTCGCCACTACAAGTCGGTGACCTTCATCATCGCACTGGGCACCCTCGCTGATGCCGACGCAACCTGGGCCGTCACGGTCAAGGAAGGTTCGGACTCGACGCAGGGCAACCACACTGCGGTGGCTGACACCGACCTGATCGGCACCGAGGCCCTCGCGGGCTTCACCTTCGCCGATGATGGCGAGTGCCGCAAGATCGGCTACAAGGGCGATCAGGACTACGTGTCCATCGAGATCGACGATGTTACCGCCAACTCGGGCAACGCGCCCATGTGCGTCATCGCCATCCTCGAGCCCTACGAACGGCCGAGCTCGAACCCGCCGGCGTAACCTCGTTCGCCGATGGGCGGCGGTCAGCTCTATCCTCCTCCCGGGGCTGGCCGCCACTTTAACCTGAAAGGATGCCACGATGAAATTCTCGAACCAACGCACGACTGATCCCGCAACCGAAGTTGCGACCGTTGCCCAGATGGACACGTTTCTTCGTGGCGACAACGTGCTCGAGTCCGTCGATGGCGAACTGCTCACCTCGCTCATCCAGTCCGCTCGTGAGTATGTGGAGGAGTTCACCCGCCGCGCACTCATCACGCAGACATGGACGTTGTTCATGGATGACTTCCCTCAAACCCGTGACCCGCTGGGATGGTGGGATGGCGTTCGTGAAGGGAGCATCACCCAAGGACAGGCGAACTCGTTTGAGCTACCCATCGGGCCGCTTCAATCGGTCACGTCCATCTCGACGTTCTCCGACACGAATGCGGAGACCACGTTCGATGCCGCCAACTATTTCTTGAACACCACAGCCACGCCCGGCGAGGTCATCCTCAACACCGGCGCAACGTGGCCCGTGTTCACCCGCAATCGCAACGGCGTCAAGGTCGTGTATGTCGCAGGTTATGGCGACAACGCAACCGACGTGCCGTCCCCGCTCCGGACTGCTGTCAAGCAGCTTGCGGCTCACTGGTATGAGAACCGCGAACTCGTCAAGACGCAATCGGACCAAAACCAGGCGATGGCACCTGTCCACGTGCAGTCGATCCTGAACCGGTACAAGGTGCGCAAGCTATGAAGAACAGACTGTTTGACATCGGCAAGCTTCGCCACCGTATCTCGCTGTATGCTGTCGACCGTCAGGACGACGGCTCTGGTGGCTTTGATCGACAGGACCCGAGCGGTGCGACCAAAATCCAGGACTACTGGGCGCGTGTCGAGCCAGTCAGCGCGAAGGAACGTCAGTGGGGAGAGCAATTCACCGAAGTGACGACGCACAAGTGCTGGCTCCGCTACAACACGCTCGTGCAGCAAGGAATGATCCTGCGCTATCGCAATGTCGACTACTACATCGAGCAGGCGTATGATCCCGACAACACCCAGGAGTGGCTGTTCCTGACCCTTCGTGAAGGAGGGCCGATGTAATGCCTCGTCTTGATGTCCGCGTCCGCAACCTCTCCTCGCTTCAGGCCAAGGTGAAGCGACTGGATTGGGGCATTCAGGCCGCGGTCATTCGGGCACTGCGTTCACTCGCCAACCCGATTGAGCAGGACATCAAGAAGGAGCTACGTCGAACCAAGTCCGGACCGGTGGTCACTCGGTATCGTCCCGAACGTCAAGTCAAGGTGTCCCGTCCCTATGAGGCTCCGGCCAAAGACATGGGCATGTTGGTCAACTCGATTGATGTTGACGTGGACCCGGCACAGTTCAACCTGACAATCAGTGCCGCGGCTCCCTACGCTCGGGAGCTTGAATACGGCACACGCAAGATGCTACCGCGTCCGTTCCTTCGTCCTGCGCTTGCTCGCTGGCGCAAGGCGATCATCGACGCGATCCACAAAGCGATCAAGGAGGCGGTGTGATGGCCGAAGATGCAAGCGAACAACTGATGAAGGCCCACATTGCCGCACTCCGTGCCGACGCGACACTGCAATCACTTGGTGTGGGAGAACGTGTCTATGACTACGTCCCACGCCGCGAGCAATACCCGTATATCGTCTACCATATCACGGACTCCGATGAATGGGACACGACGACTGACAACGGGGAAGAACACGCCGTCTACGTCCATGTCTGGGATGACAAAGAAGGATCGAAGAGGGCGCGCAAGATCATGCAACGGGTCTATGAGCTGCTGCATGATGTCACGTCCTACTCGCTCACCGACCACAACCTGGTGAATAGCCGGCGCGTGTCTCGGACGATTGATCGAGAAGGGCAACTTTACCATGGCATCGGGCTGTTCCGTGCCGTAACAGAGGAGACCTAACATGGCTGGTCAAAAAGGGAGTGACATCCTCATCAAGGTGGACTCGGACGGCGCTGGTACGTTCGTGACTATCGGCGGGATGCGCTCGAAGTCAATCTCGCTCAACGCCGAGACGGTGGATATGTCGGACTCCGACTCCACCAACAAGTGGCGTGAGCTTCTCGAAGGTGCGGGCATGAAGTCCGCTACCATCACTGGTTCGGGTGTCTTCAAGGACAGCGCCGGGGAGGAAGACGTTCGCGGCTACTTCTTCGCACAGTCCATCGAGGACTTCCAGTTCATCATCCCCGACTTCGGCACCATCGAAGGCGCGTTCCAAGTGTCCGCCATCGACTACGCCGGCGAATACAACGGGGAAGCCACGTTCTCGATGACGTTCGAGTCCGCGGGTGAACTGACCTGGACGGCAGCGTAACGGAGGGCTGGCATCATGGCTGCACTCACACTGCAATCCATTGTCCTCGGAGGTCTCCAACCGGCTTACGCCGCCGTGAACTCCGAGGATACCGTTGTCGTGAACAACGCACAGCGGAACTTCCTGCACGTCAAGAACGGCAGCGGTGGCTCGATCAACGTGACCATCACTGCCGTCAAGACCACCGCTCGTGTGCAGGGCGTCGGCGTCGTGTCGATCTCGGATGAGGTCGTCGCGGTGCCCGCCGGCGAGGAGCGGATCATCGGGCCTTTCACTGAGGCCTACATGGATACCGATGGCACTGTGACCATCGGCTATTCCGGCACCACTTCTGTCACGGCGGGCGTGTTCTCGCTGCCGGCAGGATACTGAAACCAACGGTCGTAAGGAGGATAGACCCATGACCAAAGCAAACAAGCAACGAGGTGAAGTGAAGATCGAAGGTCCCGAGGGCAAGGAATACAAGATGTGCCTCACCCTCGGGGCAATCGCGCAGATCGAAGAGGACCTCGGTGTGGAGAGCCTCACGAAGATCGACGAGGTGATGTCCAAAGCCCGGATGCGGGACGTGCTCACCATCTTCGTCGCTCTCCTCAACGGTGGTGGCAATACCGACATCACCCGCAAGGACATGATCTCCTGGGACGTCACCATCCAGGACCTTATGGACAAGATCCGTGAATGCTTCAACGCTGCCGGCTTCGAGAACGAAGAAGACGATGGCAAGAAGGAGGAAGGTGACGAGGGAAACTGACGGGCAGCCGCCCGACGCCATGGGAATACTGGATGAAGGTCGCCTTTGGGCACATCCACTATACTCCCGATGTCTTTTGGGGGATGAGCCTGCGGGAATGGCAGGCCGCCCTCAAAGGATACATCCAAAAGGAGTATGGCGAACCTGAAACCCCCATGACCTCGAGTTCGCTGCAAAAGATGATGAAGGAGTATCCGGATGATCGGCCGGCTGATTGAAAGACTATTCGTCCAGGTGCGGGCAGACATGACTGATCTGTCTCGCGACCTCAGCCAGGGTATGTCCCAGACCCGGGCCGCCACACAGAGCATGGCTTTGTCGTGGAACCAAGTGAGCGATCAAGTGGCGTTGCTCACCCGGAAGCTCGAGCGTGGCAAGATCACGCAAG